AGCATGTAAGAATATGAAAAGAAACTTTATTGGGATTGAAATGGATCCTGAAATATATGAGGTTGCTGTAAATAGAATTGAAAGTTAAAAATAAAATATTTTTTTATATTATATATAAGTAAAATGGATTATCAAAAAATTATTCCTATAAAGCCTGAAAATAATGGAACTGCAAAATATCATCATCCACATTTGCCCGATGTAGGTGTAGGAGTTAAAGGTGCTGGTGAATGTTTGCTCATGATTTCACCGAGGCAGACAGGTAAAAGTACAATTATAAGTTCACTTTTTCTTAATGATAATTTTTATGGTCAGGACTTCTTCCCGGGTGGTGTAGTTGTAATTAGTCCTACAATTAACATGGACAGTACATCAAGATTTATGAAAAAAAGATTTGAATGTTATGACACATATAGCCCTGATTTAATTCAAGGTATTATAGATAGACAACAAGCCAAAGGAGATGATGATCCTACAAAAGAAATTGCTTTAGTATTAGATGATTGTGTGGGAATGTTAGATAGTAACATAGCAAACTTAGTTACAAGGAGTAGGCATTATGGTATTAAATTATTAGTGATAAGTGTTCAAAAGTTCAGAGGAGCATTAGATCCTATTATTCGAGCAAATGCAACATCCGTCATTGTAGGAAGTCCTTTCCCCAATATGAAAGAGCTTATTGCTATAAGTGAAGAGTTCGGGGATTTGTACAATTCTCCTAAAAATTGGTTAAAACTGTATAAACAATGCACACCTAAAAAATATGATTTTTGTTTTATGAAATTATCTAATCCTCCTTTAATGTATAAGAACTTTGAAAAATTACAAGCTACAGGTGGAGCTGATATGACAGAAGCAGAAAAGGTAGAGGCACAAAATAAATTAGAAAATGTTGATGAAAATTAATTTGTTTGATAGTAATATAAAAAAAAAGATGGGATTTGATTCATACAACATGTCGTCGGCTCTAAGTCAGGGTAATATGTTAAATGATGCTGTAAGACAATTGAACTTACAAACAGCAATGGTCAATAAAGAAAGAGTTGATGAAGACAAGAAAGAGGCAACCCGTAAAGAATCAACTGACAAACAAACTGGGATTTTTGGAGGTATTAAAGATGGACTTTCTGAAACTACTGCAATGGGTAATTTTAAGGTTGCTATGGATACTTACAGAAACTCAATCAAACCTCAAAATATAGGTGCCGGAGGTTTTAGTGAAGTTAAACCGACATTATCAGATTTACAAGATAAAGCAAAACAAATGGGAGAAAATACACAAAGGGATTATTCAGCACAAAGTATTGCCGAAGAAAGTGGGGATTCAGAATTAACAAAATTAGCAAAAGGAGGAGCTATTGGTGAAGAACTTGAAACAACTGGATCCAAGGTTGCTGGGGCAATTGGTAAGGGTGTTGGTATAGCCGGAGGTATTGCTTCATCAGGATTAGATATTGCAGCCGACATTGAAAGTTTCAAGGAAGGTAAAGGAGCTATTGCTGGAGATAATCTTGCTGATAAAATTGCTAATATTGGAACAATAGGGGGAACTGCTCTTGACATGATAGGTTTGATTCCGGGTTTTCAATTGGCTGGTGTTATTGGAGCCGGTCTTCAAGCTGTATCCGGTGTTGTTGGGGCAGTTGGACAAGCAGAAGATACAATGGAAGCAATAAAAAAAGATAAACAAGAGGCAAGTACAGGAGCCGGAGCATTACAGGATCATACAGTTGTAGCTCAGCAAACTCTTGCTGGAAGTTTTGCCGGAGGTCGTAGTCAATAATAATTTTTTAATTTATTTTTTTTATTATTTTTTTTATGTTTTACTTATTATAAAAATATGTCTCAAACAACTGGTTTTTTCGTAGCTGACAACAAGATCCCACTTAAAGAAAGTTATGTAGCAATCCCATCCCAAAATGGATTGACTTATGATGCCCAAAAGCTTATTGAGTTTTATATTCCACCTAACATTGAAAACTTCAATCCAAAGAACTCTTATTTTCAATTTGATTTGACTCTTTCTCAACCTACTAATGCTTCCAATACTCGTTTGCAGTTAGATGAACTTATTGGGGGACAGGTTCTTATTGATACTATTCGAATCCATTCAGGAGATAAGACTGAACTTTTAGAAGAAATCCGTCATTATCCGGTCCATGTATCTACTAAATATGCTTATCATTCAAATCCAACTCTAAAGGATCTTAGAGCTTTAAATGAGGGCTGTGGTATTTGGACCCCTGATGCAAGGGGAACTCGTGGAACTTCTAAATCTATTCTTACTAATCATAAATACTCCCCTTATTATGAAAGAGTAACAGCAGACCCCGAAGCAACTCCTTTTACTAATAGTAATAGATATATCCAATGTAAGCTCAAACTCCCTCTACACACTGGTATTTTCCAAAATGATAAGATTGTCCCAATTGGACTCATGAATGGTTTATTTGTAACTATTCTTACTAGTGAAAACCGTAGAGTATTCCGTCAATTAGATAGTGTATCATTTGATCGTAGATTGCCTTTGAATCCAGTTTTCCATTCCGTTAATGGTTCTACTGATGCCCCTTCGAGCTGGACAACAGCCCAGCAAGTATTTTATGTGAAGCATGATAATAACAATTGGAGAGTTGATAATTTCCCTCTAGTTGTTGGAGAAGAGTTTGGGATGGCTTCAAGTGTAACCGTCGGGGATGTTGGTTGGGATGTAAAACCGGTAATCAAACAGATTGAAACATCCGGCATAGGAGCAAATAAATATATTAAGATTACTTTGAATGCTTCTGCAAACCCAACGGCAAATATTACAAATGCCGGAAACTTCTTTATGTATTCTACTAGTGTAAGAAATGCTACATCATATAATCCAACTTATTCAATGTCTAATTGTGAATTAGTACTCAATAAAATTGATTTAGGAGCAAAGGCTCAACAGGAGACTATGTCAGCTATGAGGGAAGGTAAAATGATGGTTTATGATTTCCTTTCAACACAAGTATACAATTACTCTCAACTTAAAGGTGACCGTGTTGCTAATATTGGAATCCCAGCAAATCATAGTAGGGCAAAATCAATTATTTGTGTTCCTACTGATGCTTCTGTATATTCTACAAAAGATAGTATTTCGGGGAGTGGAACTTATGTAATACATGCTGACTCAAGGGATCAAAGACTTGCTTCAAGTCAGTCGGGCATTGCGGGAATATCCAATAGACTAACTGAATACTTCTTTTTCTATGATGGCCGAAATCAACCCTCTTTGAATGTCAATACAGAAAAAATATCCGGTAAAACTTCTATTGATGCTATTCCGATTTTGGAACTTGACAAAGCTCTTGATTCAGCAGGTATGCCGGCCCTACAGATGACAAGATTTAATGAAAACTTTTGCATTGGTCGTGCTCTGTCATTAGGTCAAGCAGGAGTCTATGATATGAGAAATAAGGACACAAGACTAAATGTATATTATCAGAATGTATCCAATCCTCCTGAAAAGGATATGCTATGGTGTAATTTCGTGTATCATATTCGTCGTATCAATATCCGTGCTGATTCAATCCAAGTTGAAGTATAAATATTTTTTTTACATTTTTTTTAAAATAAACTCATCTAAAATAATATATATTAAGTATTATAAAAATGAGTATTATTTACAATGAGATACAGCCAAGCAATATTAATTCTACACAAAAAGTATCGTACAAACAAGGTAATCCAATTGTTAATTTTTTGATTGGAACCCAGCCACATTTACTTGATGCCGGTTCTGTAAGAATTAGTGGAGATATAACATTTTATAAGAACTCTGCAAAAGATAAGCCCACTTCGGCTGATCAATTGGGTATTGATGAAAAACTTGCTCTTTATTCTATTATTGATAAAGTTACTATTACTTCCCAAAGGTCAAGACAGGTTATTGAAACTGTAAATCACTATGGAAGATTCCTTGCATCATACAGTCCTTATGTCAATTCAAAGGCAGATAAATTAACACACGGAAATGTACTTTCAGGAGCTTTACCTAACTTTGGAGCACAAAAGAAAGAATTAGTTGATTTCCCTGCTACTGCCCACGGTTCCCACTTTTGTATAAACCTCCCAACAGGTTTTTTAACTTCAGGCAATAAAATCCCTCTTTCTGCTGGGTCCCTTGGAGGTGTTGAAATATCCCTCAATCTTGCTCCCGATTCCCAAGTATTATATGCTAAAAATGGAACTACTACTGGACTTACTGATGCTTATTATGAACTATCAAATCTTCGTCTTCATTGTGAAGTTATTGTTCCTCAGAGTCCGGCAGACCTTCCATCCCAAGGTCAATTAACCTACAATGCTATTACTTCCTATTTTAATGTAATTAATTCTGCAAATGCCGTTGTTAATTTTAACCTTGGAACATCAAGGACTCTTGGAGTATTTATGAACATGTGCCCCTCAAAGTATCTAAATAATCTTGCTTTTAAATCTTTTGCTACTACAACCCCACTTAATAGTGATGGAACCCAAGCAGATATTAAATCAATAATTATAACAAAAGCAGGTGTTCGAATGCCTTTTGCATTTAATTTGGACACAAATGTAAAGGATTCTACAAAAACTTCTGTTGTAGATCCACAAGTAGTTACATTTGCTCGTGATAGTATTGCTGGAGGTATGAGGAGCCAAATATCCCCTATTAATACAAACCGAACTTACACAGGAGCTACTCCTCCTCTTACTGCTGATGGTGGTCCTATGGAATGTATTGGAGTCCCCTTTGATACAGTAGGTACAGGAATGGGAGAGGATTTTTCAAATGTTCCCTTTGGTATACAGATGGAACTCGGTCTTGATAGTGATAGTCCAAATGCCCTTTTCTTGTTTGTACATTCAAGACAAACCTTACTTTTTAGTCAGCAGGGCATTCAGTTGATTATGTAAATGAAGTTTTAATTTTTTTTTTTAATAATTTTTTTATGTTTGACTTATTTATAAAATATGTCCCAAGTTACTGAAACCGTTTCGGATGCCCCAAAAATGGATACTTCAAATGTCCCTTCTATTTTACAAGTTGGAGAAATAGATACTTTTGATCAAATGGATGTTTCTTCAGATGTCTTAGACCCAATTGTTTGTAATCAGACCTCGTGCCGTTTTGTTCTACAAAATAAAGGTTATTTACATGTAGGCAGTCGTATTACATTGAGTCTGCAAGGTAATGCTTCTGTTACTGCTGGATGTAATTTCCCTCTTGGTCTTGGTGTTCATTCTTTAATTAAGAGAGCTACATTGAGAGTAGGAGGAAATACTATTTCTGAAGTAGATGATTACAATTATTTGAAATCATTTGAGAGTATGTTTTTATCAAGTGAAATTAACAATGACCGTGAGAGTGTTATGTCATCCCGAGTAATGAATCATGGATTCCAATATGTTGATACGGCTGGAACTCATAGTGATGTAGATGCTGAAAATTATGGACTTGATATTGGGAATCAAGAATATTTTGGAGGAGCATTGACTTCTCCTTATTGGTTAAATGTAAATAATAAGCCTGTATTTAGTGTAACTTTGGGAGAACTATTCCCATTTATGAAGTCGGCAGGAACTCTACCTTTGTTTGCTATGAAAGAGGAAGTTATTATTGATTTACTTTGGGAGCCACAGGGAGGTGGCCGTGCCTCTGTACATGCTAATGCCTCATCCGGTACTGATTTAGATATTGACACTACACAGGTAAAACTTGTTGCTGATTACATTTTCTATGATGGAGCAGTAATGAATCAAAGACTCAATACCTTAAATACACAGGGAGCACAGTTTAGTTACAATGATTACCGTCTTACAAAGACCTCATTGACCGTTGCAGATGCTAAAAACTCTGTTCGTAATCTTGGAGGAGCTGGTCGTATTGTAAAGAGAATTATTACGGGTGTTTTTGATGATAATAGGACTGACCGATATATATTAAATAAATATTCTGCTGTAGGACCGAAGAGGGATTACACATCAGCCACTAAACAAAATTATCAATTGACAACTAATATTAGAATGAATGATTTTTTTGTATTCCCAATTGATTTATCCAATAGTGCTGTATTATTTGATAAGACTATTTCAGCCATGTCATCTTTCCCATTTGTTACTCGTGAAGAGTATTCGGGAGAGGGTGATGTTCTTTCTTCAAGAACCTTCAATGGTGTTGCTCAGAATGGCTCGACGGGAGTCCAAAACAATTTCTTTTTCCAGTGTTACAAACTCCCTGCCGGTCGTGTCAATGCTCGTGGTCTAGAACTAACAACTAAGTTTGGAGATATTGATGCTCTTGCTGGTTCTAATACATACACACAAAGAACTTATATTGAAGTTGAAAAGGTTGCAGTATTAAAGAATGGATTTTTGACGGCCGGCTTCAGCTAATTACAAAAAATACAAAATATACAAAACATTTTCAAAATAAAAGTTTTTTTCAAAAACAAAAAAGTGTAAAATATTTTTTTTTCATTTGGACACTTGCTTTTATTTTATGTATTTTTTGTATATTTTGTATATTTTGTAAATAATGTATATTTTGTAATTAATGTAAATAAATAATTATATTATATTATAAGTATAATATAATGTCAGATATGTCTTCTTATGTTGATACAGAGCTTATAGAGTGTAGTCGTAGATCCTCGGTAGAGAGTTTATCGGGTAATAATGATAATAATGCAATCTTTACAAATAAATTGGGTAATGGTGTTAAATTAAATGTGGGAGATACTATTTCAATACATTCTGCTATTATTAATGAAAGGGGAGCCGGAAGTGAAACAATTGAATTAAAAGGCAATATAATTGGTGAATCAAACAAAACATATACAAATATACAAGATTTTACAATAAAAGATGATTATTTAGATAGTGGATATATAAATGTATTAAATCGTGTAGATGCACAAGAAATTGGAGATGATACAAAAACATTGGATTTGAAAGATAATCAAGTCCATATGACAATTGAGTATTACAAAGCCACAAATGGGGAAAATTGTTTTAGTCTTCCTAGACGGTTTGTAACTAATAATACAACAGATAAAACTGATTTATACAATGAATTAGATTGTTTTGAAGCTGGGGCTCCTTTTAGACCTCAAAGAAACGGTACAATAGTCGAGGTTGATTATAGTAGGGATAGGAATGCTTCATCCCCTTGGGCCTCAACATGGATAAATAATAGAGAATTATTAAAGGTAAGACAAGACGGTACAAAATATTTAATATTTGTAAGGCAAGGAGCAACATTTTATAATGTGAATGGTAGTGTGGAAATAATTGATCCTATATTGGGTCCTGTTGAAATAGGGGCAAATGTAGATGCTTTTTTAAATGGTAATGGAAGTCTTGATCCGTGTTATGGTGTATACCGTCCTTATAAAGAATTAAAAACAATTGAAATACCCAAAGGACGGAGGAGTGCTAATTTTATATCTGAAACTTTTACAAACTCATTACAGAATGCAAGTAATTTAGAAGGTTATGATTTATGGTTTAATCAAAATAATCCTTCAACAAGTACAGTTTGGAGTAATCAAGGAGTATTGGCTGGGGTATATAAGACAAGTACATTTAAACCTTTTAATTGTGCTACTGGTTCAAAGTTCCGAGAATCATATATGAATGAATCTTTTACATTTAATTATAATGCTTCTAAAGTAACACAAAATATATTAGATTGGTTCAATAATTTTCAATATATAGGATTTAAAAGACCTGATTTTGTCTTGGCTGGTCGTGAAAATCTACCTCAAAACTATCTAACATTGAAACCTCAATATAGAGTATATCGTGTAAATAATGATAGTTCAGTTGGAAGAACTAAAATGAAAATATCGATTAATGCTTCGTATACACAAAGTAATTGTGAAAAGTTTTCAAATTGGTTTAAGACCCAAAAATTATATCCGGAGTTTTGGGATTTTAGAAACTCATCCGGTAAATATTACAATAATAGTGTTAAATTAACTCCTAACAATTCTAGGTTTTTACATATAGACATGGTACAAGCATATGATAATGCTTCAAAAACATTAGCAGTAGATAGGAATGAATTAGGATCAGATTGTTATTATGGAAATGCTTCAACAGATATAGTTGCAGATTTATCTTCGATAATTAAATATGATACACCTTCGGAGCCTTTATTTATTACATTTATACCTGATGATGAAGATTCATTTTATACAAACCCTATTTATGATGGAGAAAATAAAAAATTATCATATGGATGTATGGCTAAAGGTCCTGATGATACAATACAATTTATAACAGAAGGAGTCGGAGGAGTACCTGAGAGTTATTATAATTCTTCAGGTTATTTTATAGGAGGACAGGAAGCAGTTGGGAATGCTTCTTATACAGATAGTAAATATACAAGATATATAGGATATGATTTTCATTTTACGGCATATGGAAATGCTGGTATAGGATTATGGACTAGTTCATTTGCCCCTGATTTTGCTGATAATACAAGAATAGGTTTTTCAAGATTAACTGCAAACGGAACAGAACAATTTGATGTAAATGGGTCCCGAGATACTGTAATAAATCAAGTATATATAGGAAGTTCAAATCCAAAATTAACATATGATCCTACAAAGGATAGATTTGGATTTACTGATTTTTATACTCCTGAATATTTGGGAAATAGAGGAGGAGCCGGAGATAATGGAACTTTAAATCCTGTTAAAGAGGGTACTGCTCTTGTATATAAAATAAATAAAAGATTAAGAAAACAAGCATTTTGTCCGGGTATGGGTCCATATACAGGATTAACGGATATAA